CCCTGCTGAAGTCAGCAAGAAGTCCGGTGGCGTCTACGCTGAGGAGCACGGTGAGAAGAAAGACCCTTACACCAAGACTGGCTTTGGCTCCACCTACGAAGAAGGTGAAGGCGACGACGGTGTTGATGAAGGTGAAGAGGACTACAACGAACTGTCCGTTGACCATTGCGGCATGGAGTACGGTGGCATGGGCTCCATGAGCCAAGCCCGCGCGGTTGGCTTCCCTCAGCAAATGTACGAAGAGCTGCAAGCTCTGAAGCACAAGTACGCTGAGCTTGAGCGCCGGCACGCTGAAGAGAAGATGATGGGCCGTCGTCGTCAAATGGCCAACTTCGTAGAAGCTCTCTACACCGAAGGTCGCCTGACCGACGGAATCATCCCTGAGCAAGAGCTGATTAGCTACTGCGAAGGTCTGGAGTTCGGTACCCTGGAGTTTAGCGAAGGCGAAACAGCCGCAACCAAGCTGCTGGGTCTGCTGAGCAAGCTTCCTCCGATGGTTTCCTTCGGTGAAGTTGCCGGCGGTACCTTCCAGTACACCGAAGAGGATCTGGACCCTCACGCCCGCGCTCTGCAACTCGTAGAGAAGGGTGAGGCTGCTGACTACGTGGAAGCCTTGAAGAAGACCATGTTCTCTTGAGGTAGTTATGGATCTCCTCTCAATGGTCGGAATGGCTACTAAGCGGAGATCCGATTACTTCGCCCAGGCCAAAACTCTAGCTCGAAAATACAAAGAGCAGCCTAATCTGGAAGAACGGATGAAGGCAGAGTCCCTTGGCCTGGTCAAGGGATTACGTGACAAGTTAATGAAGTGGGGGGAATACGAGCGCACTATGCTCGACAAGACTCTAGTTTCTGCTCTTGCCGCTTGTATTCTCGGAATCAAAGACAACAACGTAGATCAGAAGTTGGAGAAATGTTGGCCGATCATTGTCGGCGATATGCTCCCACCTCTTACAAAGTTCTTGGCAGAGACCAAGGAATACATTGACTCCGGCGTATTACGTTTAGGTGATCAAACCGTTGATTTTTCGGATTATGATCTGTACGGCGCGATCCCTGGAGCGATTGATCTCGGTATAGATGAAGTCGAAGGCGTCAACCCAAGTGAGGAAGGCACCCTCGAAGCCTCGCAAGGCCGAGCCCAAGGGAAGAGTTGGCCCGCCCTAGCTGACCGAGTTTTTCGTTATTTGGCAACACCGACATTTGCTTTTTACAGCCTCGGCGAGTACATGGTTGCTCAGGACCAAGGATTTAAGGAAATGAGGCGAGTTGCAAAAACGGACAAGAAAACGTGTACCGACTGCAAAACCTACGGCGAGCAAGGATGGGCCCCGATCGGGGAACTCCCGATGCCTGGCAAAGGTTGCCGGTGTTATGACCGTTGCAGGTGTTTCATTGAATACCGCTAGGGTAAAACCTTTTACATTCTACTGAGTTTTAGAAACCATTCTCAGTGAAAACCATTTGAAGCCCATCTATTTTTTGAGGATAAACACATGGCAACTAATGCCGCACCCGTGTACGGAAAGCAGTACATCCGTTACGCTGAGACTTGGGAAGCCCCCGTCAACAACCAAGCCGGCGCTGTCGGTGTTGTCGAAGTTGGCGAACTGCGTTGCGTTTCCTACGCCACCTGGGCTGGCCCCAACTACGCCGCTGCTGGCGATGCTTTCAACCCCCCTGTTGCTCAGGCCACCATTTGCGGTGTGAACCAGGCTTACATGCCTTCCGCCATCGCTTCCCCTCAGACTGCTCGTCAGCTGACTGTGGCTACCAGCGGTCTGCTGCTGATTGAGCAAGCCCCTGCTACTCCTTTCACCAACGCCAACCTGAACCAACAGCTGAAGATTAACAACCTGGGTCAAGCCAGCGTGACCGGCACCCTCGTGACAAATGACGGTACCCTCCCCCTGATCCGCGAGATTGTGACCATCGGTGGTCGTAACCTCGTTCTGGTTTCTTTCGCCTGATATTTAATCTGGCTTATTACATTTGGCTGGGCATCCCCTGGAGTAAGCCCCAGCCCTGTGTGCACACATTTGAAGACAAAGATTACGGAGACTCCCTCCCATGATGAACCTCCAGCAAACCTATGCTGGCGTAGACCCGATTCTGACTACGCTCGCACAAGGTTTCATGCTTCCGGCGACCAATATCGCCAACTTTATTGCTCCTGTTGTTGACACCCCGACTCGTGCTGGCCGCATTCTGCGCTTCGGCAAAGAGCAGTTCGCCATCAACGACTTCCGTCGTGCATATGGCACCAACATTCCTTACGTTCAGAGCCGTTACGACTCTGAGCCCTACGCCCTCGAGCAAGAGGTCGTGGCTTGGGAACTGCCCGAAGAAGTCATCGAGAACGCCGGTGAAGGCCCCGCTCAGGTTGACCTGCGTGCGATCGAAACTCGCAACGCAATGTCCCGCCTGATGAACGCCTATGAGTACCAAGTGTCTCAGGCTGTCACCGTTGTCGCTGGCTACAACCCTTATGAGGGTGGCTTCGCTCCTCAACCTCAGAGCGGCCTGGGCTTCCTGTCCTGGACGACTTTCAATGCCAACTACGGCACCGCTTCAGGTCCTGCCGCTTGGTCCTCTGCTACTTCTAACCCGATCGAGGACGTTCTGTCCCTGAAGCGTTCAGTCGCTAACCAGATCGGTATTCGCCCGAACTCCATGGTTCTCGGCACCGCTGTGTTCGACCAGCTGCTGACCAACCAGGCGATCCTTGAGCGTATCAAGTACACCACCGCCGACAGCATCGACACCGATATGCTGGCTCGCTACTTCGGTCTCGAGCGCGGTCTGCGCGTGGCTGAGGGTCGTTATCTGGCCGACGACGGCACTCTGCAGCCTGTGTTCCCCGAGAACGGAATCCTGCTGTTCTATAGCCCCAACGGTCCTTCTGACTCCGTGATGCCTGCCGGTGGCGCTAACGCTGCTACCCCTGCTTTCGCTTACACCTACCAGCTGACCGGCACCCCTGCCGTTCGTCCTGAGTACTACATCCGTGAGCGTCGCGTGGTTCGCGCTGAGATCACCGTTGAGCGTATCGTTAACCTCGTGGGTCTGGGTGCTACTGGTCTTATCGGTTCTGGCGCGATGATCACCGATATTCTGTCCTGATCTAGGACACTAAGGAGGTGTTATCATGGCTATTCTTCGCCCATTAACAAAAGCGCAGTACGAAGTAAGCTTCACTGCGATCGGTGGACCGACTTTTACAGCGGTGTTCACTCAGTTCAGCGGAATCAATGATTCCTCAGATAGCAGCACCTACGCTAACGGCACAGGCAACCGTCTGTACCACGTTGTTGGCCCTCGGACAGCAGACAATGTAACTCTGACTGCTCCATACGATCCGACAATCTTTAAAACCCTCGAACAGTTCTGGCTGGATTACAACTGTAATCCCATCACCATCACAGTTACCCCTCGTGATTGTTCTGGTGAAGGCTCTGCTCCCGCAGGCGGTCAGTACATCTGCTACGAGTGCCAGTTTGTTTCAATCACTACAGCTGACGTCGATCGCGAGAGCGGCGATGTTCAGACGGTTGAGGTCGAGTATACAGTCAACTATTGGGAACGTACCTAAAAGTTTACTGGGAGCTACTAAACCCTATAATGCCTTCAGAAATGAGGGCATTTTTTATGCTTACCTATAGAGCTACCAGTCAAACAACAGGCCGATACTACATTGGATCCGCCAAAACCTACTGCCACTATATGAATAGGATAGGTAACCACCACATACGCAAAAGTAACAGTGAGTTTCACCGGGCTTTGCAAGCGGATCCCAAAGACTTTATGTGGGAAGTCCTACGCGAAGACGATCTGGAGACAAGGAGTTATGAGTATGAGTTGCTGCAGGAGCACGTTGGTAACCCCTTGTGCTACAACAAGTCCGCCACAAACGGTGCCGTAAAGGGGGTGGCTCAAAGGGGGACGGGATGGGAGCACTCGGACGTAACAAAACTAAAAATGAGTGAGTCGGCGCTTAAGCCCGAGGCACAACCCGCCCACAAAAAGGCCGCACAATCTCGCGCCGTCTCGGAGACAAACTCCAAAAAGCAACCGTGCCCCCAATGCGGCATGCTCATGAATGTCGGCAATCTCACCAAACATCTCAAAGGGACTCGGTGTAAAGGCAAGTAGGGTAAAACCATCATAACGTGGGATAGTTATCAGTCGTATGGCAAAAACGACATTTTCAAGTGGAGTCATCGTCACAAGCCAGTGGCTCAACGGCGCCCAGCAAATCTATTTCGACGGTCAAGATCTAGACTGGCACTACGCCCCGCTCGGCCTCAACTCGCTTGTTCGCACCGGCCCGAACGGCTTAGATGCTGCGTATGTAACGCTAACCACCGATCAACCCGAACTCGATAACAACGGATTATTGCTCAGTGGAGCTCCCATCAGCGGCGATAAAGTCGTTAGCGGGATGTGGAATTTCGGGTATGATCCCCTGCAGGCGGGTAACCCGGCAAACATCCGGGAGAATGCCCCTAAGAGTTACACAACGAACGACAAGTATAACTATGCCGGTGGGGCCCCCACCCCAACGGTTCCCATTAAGTTCGCCTCCCTCGATGGTGCTGACATCATCACCAAGGACATCCTGGAGCAATGGGTGACAGATCTGTTTGAAACTTTAGAGATCGATAACGGCGTTTACTACTCTGCAACTAATCCCGCTTGCCAGAACTACAGCCTCGGAGCTGGCAATTCTGACACCATCTGCCCGCTGTAAGGAGGTTTCTACGTGGCGAGATACGCACCATTACCATCAGTAAGCATTGATCCCCGTAACGAGGCAGAGTTAGTACAGGCAGCGTCGCAGCGTGTGTATCAAGCGTCTGGTCAAACCCTCAATGACTTCTCCGCCGGTAACCCCCTTGCCGCTTTGCTTGAGGGGCAGGCATTTGCTCAAGGTGAGTTTCTGTTTTGGGCCAACCAGTTACCCCAGTCCATTTTAATTGAGTGGTTGGGTCCCTTCCTTGGCGCTATGCGGCGTCTGGGGACCCCCGCAGTCGCTCGCCTAACTCTGACTGTCCCCCCTTCAAACACGGTCACAACCATTCCCGCCGGCACGGCATTTACCACCAACGCCAACTTAACCGGTGGGGAGAGCTTTACGTTTATCACTGACGCCGAGGTCTCCATCCCTGCCGGTGAAAGCGTGGCTTACGCTACCGTGGCATCTCAATATGTAGGTGCGGTTTATAACTCCCCTGCCAATTCGATCACTGGCACCTCGGCCATCAACGTCAATGGTCTGACGGCAACAAACGTTCAGCCAGCTGCGGGCGGTAGCGATGTTGAGACTTACCAGGAAGTTCAAGAACGCTTCTTTACCCTTATTCGCCGCCGCAACCCAGTCAGCGCAGAGGACTGGCAGGATTTCTTCACGGATTTCTACGGCGTTGGCACGCAAACCTCAGTCCAACCTAATCGCCCCAACCAAGGCACTTACAACTATGTAACCGACTATCTGAAACCTAATGGTCAGGTGTCATTCTTCGTGCTTGGGCCGGATGGCGTTGAACTTAACAAAGGTCAACTCGAACGTGGGCAAAACGTTGTTAACTATTCTGTTCCTGTAGAAAATCAGGGGCACCTATACCCAATCACTCTCAGCCAAGTTCAGTATGACTTAACGGTCGAAGTGGATGCAAATGGAA